GTGAACGAAAATAGTCATGATAAAAATGCTACTGAAGATGAGTACGCTGAATTTTGGAAGCATTTTAATGCGAGACATGACGATCCTCTCGTCAAAGATATAAAGAAAACATATCGATGGTTTGTTGACGTCATGGGAGAAGAAAAGTGGTCTGAGCGAAGAGATAATGTTCTACGATATTTTCGCTCCCTCACTGAACGGTTGTATAGCAGTCAATCTGATGTTTCTTTTCATGAAAAAGATTCTCGCATGGCTTTTTATGATGATTGGATCGCTTGGTATTTATATCTTGCAGAATCACTTGCAGATCGCCCAACAGTTGATGAACCTGCACAATCCTCTAGAATTTGGCCGTTTTTTGCTACCATCGGGGAATTTAGCGAAGAGTTGAAGCGTACCAAAGGTATTGAAAATAAACTTAAAGATTTACTTATTAAACCTGAAAATCAACCAGACTCTGTATTATTCGAATTGGTTGTTGCTGCCTGTTATATAAAAAATGGATGGGAAGTGGAGTTTATACCTGAATCCGGCGCAGGTAAAACACCAGACCTTCTAGTTACGAAAGGAAATGATAAACTATATGTCGAATGTAAAAGGCTTGCAAAGGTAACTCAATATTCAGAAAATGAACGAACGGAATGGGTTAAAAGATGGCAGCAAGCTCTGCCATATATAATTTCTTACCCATATCCTGTTTTTTTCAATGTAAAATTTAAATGCGAGGTCAACAGTACCAATCCGGATATTTTCTTGAATGTTGTTAGGTATTTATACGCCTCAAGAGATTTGATGCAATCTGGTGTTGCATCTTGTGAAAATGATGAAATATCAGTGGTAGCAAATTTAATTGATATGGACCGTATAAATGAACATTTTGCCAAATGGATAGTAAAGTATCCTTCTCCACAGCTTAACTCTCTTTTAGATGATAACTATGACCCCCACGGTAGTTATACAATGGCATGCCAAGCGAAACTTTGTACTTATAGCGATGATGAATATAGTACGATTAATGTTTTTGCAGATGAGATAAAGAGACCTTTCTGCGCTAAATGGGAATGTATAGCAGATGAGTCGATTACAAAAAAGGCCAAAGATGTCAAAGGATTACTTGTAAAGGCTGTAAGGCAAGCCCCAGATGATGGTAAAACAGTTATCCATATTGGATATGAAACATTGCATGGCCCACATGTCGAGGTGCTTCGTGATCAAAAAATTACTAATATGTTAGCTAATTTTGATTGCGAGGGAAAGGATATTGAAATTGTATATTGCCATTCATTCCAGCCAAGACTATTTTCAGATAACAACTGGGATTTTGCAGAAACTGTTAGGTATTATCTAAGAGGAATTAGCAACAAATATCTTTTGAAGAGAATGATGCTTTTGGAAAGGGAGGGTATTGTTGAATCCAACGACACCCATTGGGAGCAAGATCTACGAGAAATGAACAATAAATAATAAATTAGTCTAACTAAATGTATTTAATGGATTAAGCTTAACAGCATCTTCTAGGTGGTCTGGAGCAAAATGGGCATACCGCATTGTCATTTTGATATCGGTATGCCCCAAAACGCGCTGTAGGACTAAAATATTACCACCATTCATCATAAAGTGACTGGCGAAGGTGTGGCGCAAGACATGGGTAAGCTGTCCTGCCGGTAGTTCGATGGCTGTTCTTTCCAAAGCAGATCGGAACGCGCCATAACAGTCACTAAACAACCGACCTTTTTTATCATCAGGCAGAGATTTGTAGAGTTCTTCGCTTATTGGAACGGTGCGGTTTTTTCTGCCTTTTGTATTGGTGTATGTGATTTTGTATTTCGCAAGTTGGCTTTTTCTCAGACTCTCGGCCTCAGACCACCGTGCGCCAGTGGCGAGACAGATTCTTACCACGGTTTCTAAATCAGGGTGGTCATGCCGTTTACACTCTCCGAGCAGTAGCGAAATTTGGTCGTGAGTTAACCAGGCCATTTCCATTTCTTCTGTTCGGAATGGGCGCATATTTTTCAGTGGGTTTTCACCTTTCCATTCTCCGAGGCGGTTTAGCTCATTGAACACTGCCCGGAAGTAGGCCAGCTCAAGATTAAGCGTGCGAGGAGATACCTCTTTCACTCTGTTTGAACGGGCATATTCACCTTTTAACCGTTTTTCTCGGTAGCGGGAAAACATCTGCGCATCGAAATCGCGTGCAAGTGGTTCGCCCATACACTCAAAAGCATGTTGCATGGCTAACTGGCGTTTCAAGCCGTCTTTCAGTGTAATGCCATGAGCGCTATACCATGAATCAACCAGCTCTTTTAACGTGCGCCTGTCTTCCTTTTCTTCCTGCCACGGGTTTTGAACGGTGTACTGCTCAAACGCCAGAGCCTCGCCTTTAGTAGCGAATTTCTTTCTGATACGTTTGCCTTTTGCACCGTTTGGGTAGAGTTCACAAATCCAACCGCCAGCGGGATTTTTTCTTACCGTCATTGTTAAAGTTCCTGATAAACGGCAAAAACACGATTGTGAATTTTTATATCGCTAATACTGCATTCGAAAGCAATCTTTCCGCCAGAAACGTGAAGCCTTTGACCCGGTAAAATAGTGAGTTCTCGTATGCTTTTGCTGCCATCAACATCAATCAAATAAGTCCCATCAGAGAGTGAATTTTTACTCTCCATAAAATGAAATCTTCCATCAGCTTCGATGATGTAGGGATCAGAAATGGCATCAGGGAAAAACTTCTTATCAATTGTTATCCAACCCTGATCATCTAGTTGGCCTTCACTTATTGTGAATAATTGAATCGAAAGATTCAAAGTTCCCTCTGCAGGTTTCTCATTTTCGAACTTTCTGCCCTCCCCAGTAAGTAGCCAACGAAGATTTGCTCCTGTCTCTAAGGCGCAATGTGCTGCGAAGTCATAGGAGATAGCGCCTCGGGTGTACCTATTCGATAGCGAACTTGAGGCAATGTCGAAGTGGTTAGCTAATTGAATTTTCTGTGAAAATCCATAAGCCTCGCAGATGCGATCGAGGACGTCTACGTTGCTCCATCCTAAAGAATTAATGTTCATTTCACTAAAACCTATTTACTATCTCTCAATTGGGAGATATATTTTGGCTAAACCTACGCAATTGATGACAAGTGTTGGCAAACAGAGTCATTTCAATTGCAAACTTTGGCAAAAGGGAATCATGCAACATGGCTTCTGAAATCGCAATCATCAAAGTACCTGCACCTATCGTTAGTCTGCAGCAGTTCGCAGAACTTGAAGGTGTTTCTGAGCGTACCGCTTATCGCTGGACAACTGGCGACAACCCTTGTGTACCAATCGAACCCCGCACCATCCGTAAAGGCTGCAAGAAAGCAGGTGGCCCGATTCGTATCTATTACGCTCGCTGGAAAGAAGAACAGTTGCGTAAAGCGTTGGGTCATTCCCGTTTCCAACTTGTTATCGGTGCTTGATTCACATTATGTGAATTATAAGGATGTAGCATGTTTGATTTTCAGATTTCCAAACATCCCCACTATGACGAAGCGTGCCGGGCTTTTGCGCAGCGTCACAATATGGCGAAGCTGGCCGAGCGTGCGGGTATGAATGTTCAGACGTTACGTAACAAGCTCAACCCAGAACAGCCTCACCAGTTCACACCGCCTGAATTGTGGCTGCTGACTGACCTGACCGAAGACTCAACCCTCGTTGATGGTTTTCTGGCGCAGATTCATTGTCTGCCATGCGTGCCGGTTAATGAGCTGGCTAAAGATAAATTGCAGTCTTACGTCATGCGCGCAATGCGCGAACTCGGTGAACTGGCGAGCGGTGCTGTATCTGATGAGCGTCTGACCACTGCCCGTAAGCACAACATGATTGAAAGCGTTAACTCCGGCATTCGCATGTTGTCATTGTCGGCTCTGGCGCTGCATGCACGTCTGCAGACTAATCCCGCTATGTCGAGCGTGGTCGATACCATGAGCGGTATTGGCGCATCGTTTGGTCTTATTTGAGGTGCGTATGCTGAAAAGTGAACCGTCATTCGCGTCTCTGCTCGTTAAGCAAAGCCCCGGCATGCATTACGGCCATGGCTGGATCGCAGGTAAGGACGGCAAGCGCTGGCACCCGTGCCGCTCACAGTCCGAATTATTAAAAGGGCTGAAAACAAAGTCGCCGAAATCGTCAGGTTTTTTAATTATTCGTATTGTCCACTTTGTAATTAAAGGAGTGAAACATGTCACGCGATGAATTAAGAATTGTTTTAGGTGCCATGATTCCAAATATGGAGGAAGGTTTTGAAATTAAAACCCGAGACGGCGCAATACTTCGCGTTGACCCTGAGTGGGAGTGCTGCAAAGAATTTAAGGATGGATTAAAAGCCGAAATCATCAAGCAGTTAAAAAGCAAGCCTGCTGTTGTATTTGGATATAGTTAATTAATTAAACGTAATTACTTGGCGTAAACCCGCCGGGCATTCTTTTGCCAAAAATCAGGAGGATATATGAGTAGAACTATTTATTTATCAACGCCGAGTAGTGCTGGCGATCACGTGCTGGAGTCTTTGTTTAAAGAAGCCAAAAAAGAAGAGCGCAAAGATCGCGCTCTCGCCGTTTCAATCCGTCTCGAAGCGCTGGCCGTTCACATTACCAATTCAGATATGACCGGCAAAGAAGCGGCCGAACTTCTGCGCCGCGAAGCCACTCGCTTTGAGAACGAATCACAGGAGCTGCACTAATGGCTGACACAATTGATTTAGCCCAACAGCGTGAGCAGGAAGACCGCGAGCGCTACATCAACAAAGCGCGCAGCCGTATCGCTGCGCCTTCCCGTTTTTTCTGCGAAAAATGTGACGCACCAATCCCAGAAGCTCGCCGCATTGCGATTCCGGGCGTGGATTTGTGCGTGACCTGTCAGCAAATCGACGAGCTCAAATCTAAGCATTATCGGGGGGTATGAATTGGCTGTTCAATTCGCGTTTCCGTGGAATGCTCCACGGTCGGCAATAACCAGTCCATATCTTACCTACGACCAACAGTATCGCCGCGACCGTATGTTCGCGGCTTTGCTGCATGCGAGAAAGGTGCTTTCTCTCCAGCCTGAGTGCGTGCGTTTTGATGTTTATCGAACCGCTGCGGTGCTGGAGCAAAATCAGGGCAGTCAACGAGCCAATGCTTTTTTAATCAGCTTCTGCAAAAAGGCATTGCCGCGTCTTGAACTGGTTGCAAAAAAATACGAGTGCGCTGGCATCAACAGCAATGTATCAACCGCTGTTTTCGGTTGTCATTTTGATACCCAGCTTATGCAATATCTGGCGTCACGCATGGTCAATATGGTCGCCAGATATAATCGCCTCCCTGATATGTCGCGTGCTGATGTTGACCTGTTGGCCGCTGATATTGCTAATTACATTCGTGGTGAACTTGCCAACATTGATGACCACGGATTTGGCGAGCTTAAAACGCTGTACACCTGGTATATCCTTGCTGGCATTATTTCCCTCCAATTCAACGTTATCCCACCACATTGGGATCGGGTTGCAAAAAATTATGTCGACGCGGATGAAATCGCACCGGCTATCGCCAAGATGTTTAATGATGGGTGGTGGCGTGGTCGTTTGCGCCGCGTTGCGGCTACGTGGCGCGAACACCTGCAAATTGCAGTCGGTAACGTCAACAAGAAAAAAAATACCTACGCGAGTAAAAACTGCGTGACTGACTGGCGTGAACAAAAGCGCCGCACTCGTGAATTTCTCAAAGGTCTGGATCTCGAAGACGAAGATGGCAACCGTATCAGCCTGATTGAAAAATATGATGGCTCAGTTGCTAACCCTGCCATTCGCCGCTGTGAGCTCATGACCCGCATTCGTGGGTTTGAAAACATCTGTAATGAGCTCGGTTATGTTGGTGAGTTTTACACTCTAACCGCGCCGTCAAAATACCACGCCACGACTAAAGCCGGTTACCGTAACAGCAAATGGAGCGGTGCCAGCCCGGCTGACACGCAAAACTATCTAACCGGTATCTGGGCGCGTATCCGTGCCAAACTGCATCGGGAAGATGTGCGAATTTTCGGTATTCGTGTCGCCGAGCCCCATCACGACGGTACTCCACACTGGCACATGCTGATGTTCATGCTGCCGGAAGATGTTGAATATGTTCGCTCCATCGTCCGTAAATATGCATGGAAAGAAGACCGCCACGAGCTGAAAAGCGATAAAGCCAAAAAAGCACGTTTCCACCCTGAGGCCATTGACCCGGAGAAAGGCAGCGCAACTGGCTATGTTGCTAAATACATATCAAAAAATATCGACGGTTATGCTCTTGATGGTGAAGCCGATGATGAAAGTGGTGAGCTGCTGAAAGAGACCGCCCCAGCTGTTTCAGCATGGGCAGCGCGCTGGCACATCCGTCAGTTTCAGTTTATCGGTGGTGCGCCGGTGACGGTTTACCGTGAGTTACGTCGTCTCGCTGATACCGAAACCGCGCACGGCCTGAGCGTTGAGTTTGCCGCCGTCCATGATGCCGCCGACGCTGGTGACTGGGCGGGTTATGTTAATGCGCAGGGTGGGCCGTTTGTCCGTCGCGATGACTTACAGGTGCGCACATTGTATGAACCGCGTACCGAGCTTAATCAGTACGGTGAGGAAACGGTATGTATTAAGGGGGTCTACGATTCCTCCATAGGTGCAGGGAGCCCGATTTTAACCCGGCTCACTCAGTGGAAGATTGTTCCGAAGCGTGCTGTTGATTTGGCCGTTGACCTTCAGGACGGCAAAGCCGTCCCTCGGAGTTCTGTCAATAACTGTACGGGAAGCGAAAGCGATCCACCGGAACTCGATTTATCAAAACCCCTGAGTCGACGTGAAAAACGAGAGTTAACAAACCGAATCAGAAAGCAAAAGCCAGCAATGCGGCGAAAATTCATCCACGGAACGGATGAACAAAATGCAGCTATAGCGAAAACTATTGGCGAGATACATCTGACAACCGGCATAAATATCAGCCGGGGTGAAGCCCTGCACCTGATGGCGGGTGGTAAAAGTTGCTTTGACGGTAAATGGTTGCGAGGAACGGCCACAGGAGAAATATTTACCACGGCGCCATCACATCAGGCGAAAGTTAAGGCATATCGGACCAAAGCTACAGAAATCCTCAATCGTGTTGCGGTTTTAGCGGGGCTGGCAACGGAAATATAAGCGTTAATACTCATCCATATCATGTACATACAGTGTATTTGCAACTTTTTGTTCTTCACATTTTTTATCAATACGTGCTACTGTATGTTTATACAGTATCTCGTAGTGGAGGTTGTGTGGATAGAGAGCTAAATGAGCACGTTATGATTGAGCGGGTCGAAATGATTGCGCGTCTGACGGCTGAAGGGACTTGTCAGGAAAGAGACCGTGAAATCGCATTGAATTTAATTGCGGAGATAGCAAGAGGCAACTTAATGAAAAACAATAATTTTTCTGTTGTTTTTTCCGCGCAGCCTGTTGATGAAACCTTTGCGAAGGAGAGCAAGGTGAGGGTAAATATCACATTAGATAAAGACCAAATAGTCGGCCAGCCGGTGATTGATGCTTTTCAGAGTGAATTGACCAAGCGAATACAGTCAGTTTTTCCGGCAACTCGCGTTAACGTCAAGAAAGGTTCTATGACTGGTGTTGAGTTGATGGGGTTCGATAAAGATTCAGACCGCGAAGCGCTGGACGCTATTCTTCAGGAAGTTTGGGAAGATGAGAGCTGGCGGTAGCTCCTCAAAAAAGTGCCAATATCAACCTCATGTTTGGTAGCATGGGGTTGTTTTTTATGGGATTACATAAAGGAAAATCATGGATACCGTAATAGCATTTTTATCTCTGGCTCTTTTTATTGCTTTTATCATTGGTCTTATCAAGCCGTCGCTGGTTAGGATGCCGAATCGTAAGCGCTCAAGCGCGGTTTACCTCGGCGGCTGTCTGGCGTTGGGCGTTATTGGCTCAATCTTGTGGCCGACTGAAAAGAGTCAGCCTGTAGCGAAAAATGATGCACCGATGGTTAAAGCGGAACCGGCTACGCCAACGTTTGAGTACGCAGATAAAACCCTCAAAGAATATCGCAACGAGCCAAAAGAAACCCGGCACGAAATCGTTAAGGATTATGTCGGTTTCAAAAGTGTACCGGTCAGCTATGTTGATGCTTTTTATGCCTGTATGAGTGAGTACACTTTTACTAAAGATGATGCGTTAAAGCTCGGTGATGTGTTGGGGTGGTGTTTCAACGACTTCGAGAAGGATCCACAATCTCTAAATAATAAAATCAACCTTGACATTTTTCAGGGGAATTTTAGCGGTTGGGATGGCTCTTATCGCCCGTTAGAGAAGCTGATAAAAGCCAGCATGAATGATGATTCCTCTTATAAACATGTTTCAACGGTCTACCATATTATTTTGAATAAAGACCCGCATGCTGTTGTAAAAACAACGTTTCGCGGAACTAATGCTTATGGTGGAGTGGTAAAACAGACCGTAGCGGCGCGCGTCGATGTTCGAACGGGTGAGGTCGATTCAATACTCGAAAATTAAGTAATATAGTGACAACGCCGCCGGTGCTGAAACTTGCTTTCAGTGCTGGCGGCGTTGAACAACGAGCCTTGCGAGGCGTTAGCATGCGTAAAATGAAAGCTGCTTGGGCGTGGATTATTCATATGAATTTAAAATTTTTCGGCATAATTATCCTTTCTGCTTTGATGTTCGTTTTAGGTTTTTTTCTCGGTGGTTTTAATTGGGGATGGGCTGATAAGAACTATTCTGGTGAGGTGGCGTTGTGGAGTATGCTTGGGGGGTGGTTGTCCGGAATTGCAACTCTACTTGCCGTGTTAGTTTCATTATACATGGCGTATCAAGCTACTCAGAATGAGAACGAAAAAATTAGAGTTACTCATGGAGTAAGTGTGGATGTTACTCATGGCAAGGGGGTTAGTTGTAATATCATTATCCAGAATATGAGAAATATGAGGGTGAATATTACGGGTGTTTTTTTCTCTCTGGGTAAATCATCAGGCAAGTTCTCTTTAGATAAAGTAATTGGTCATCGTGATATAACGCTATCATATAAAGGCGAAACAGAAAAAATTCAATTTATAATCGACTCTGGGGTTGTCTGGTGGTCAACGTATACGCTGTTCGATATGGATAAGAACATAGATTTTAAAAAGGGTAAACTCTTTATAACAACCAATCTCAACACATACGAATTTGATTTACCAAAAGCATACTTAGAAGCTTTTGAGGACGCTTATTCGCGTTATCAGAAAACAATAGGATAAGCTGCATGCAAAAGGTGCATGTTTTTGCCTGTGCTAAATTCACTAGCTTTGTGTATGGCACGCCAGAGCTGGCGCGCCTCCGGCGTGTTCGTGCACCTGCATTAAAACCGACTCATAAAGCGGGCAGGCGTGGCGGGGATAGCATTGCGCGCTGAGGCGGGTATTTATTTTATTTTTTCAGCGCCTGAGCGCGTCCCTGTGACGTTGTTGTGGGCGTGGGTGAGTAACGAGATGAAGCGAAGCGCCGACGGCGTGTCGTGGCGCTGAGGGCGTTGTATGAGGTGAGGGTAAAGCCGCCACGACGGGAGGCTGTGGGTGGGGTTACTCGTCGCCGCCGAGACTATATTTTTCGAAGCGGATAATTTCTTCACCCGCCCATTCGTTCAACTCCATAAACCGCGCCTGTAGCGGGGTCAGCTCGTTACGCACAAAGACCTTTGCCACCTTCTCAACGTCACCCACTGAGCCGACGTTCTCGGGCTTACCGCCCATAAGCTGGAATGGAATGCGGTGCGCGTCGAGCAGGTCAGCGGCACTGACTTTCTTGATATTAAAAAAATCATCCTTCGTGGCGACTTCGCTCAGTGGCACAATTTTAATCCCGTCTGCTTTACCATTCGGCGCGTAAAAAAACAGGTTCTTAAAATTGCCGAGTCCTTTCGAGTTGCGCATCGCCTTTCGCAGTGCCTCGACGTCGGTGCTGCTTTGCGCGGCGTCGGTCACATACATGATGTAACCCGCATGCGCGCCGTTCTGATAATACTTGCGACGGAACAGGGTCGCCGATTCATTCAGCCAGGCTGAATTGAGTGCGCTCAGGTATTCCGGCATCCCGTAAAGCTCCTGATTAATATCGGGCTCGAGCAGGTGGAAGACGGAGCCGGGCGCGAACTGGTGCGGCTGTGTGTAGCTCTGAATGTACCAGTAAACGTCATCCTCGATGCCACGGCGGGTGTATTTCGCCGGTGAGGTTTCCAGTTTTAACGGCTTGCCGGTCAGGCTGCGACGCTCTTCGATAAACGCATTACCAAACACCAGATAGTCGAGCGCAAACCGGGTGAAGTCCTGACGGGATAACAGCGGGTGCGGGATGTAGGTCGACACCAGAATATTACGCTTCACGTAAATCGGCGAGCTGTGATGCACGGCGGCGCGCATGCTCTTCGCCAGCCCGGAAAAGCTCACCGGCGGCTCGTACCACTGGCCGTTATCGATACACTCGACATAATCGAGAATATCGCGGCGGTCGAGTACCGGCGTCGGCTCACCAAAAGTGAATGCTTCCATGCTCTGTGCCGGTGCGGCGGTGTGGTTTTGGGTGCGCGGCGGCTGCTGGCGCTTGTTGCGTTTCTTGCTCATTAGTTCCACTCCATGATGCTGGATGACTGCTCACCGGTCGCGGCGGTCAGCGGCTCATTAATTAATACGTGCATGGTTGCCCAGGCGAGATCGGCATGACTGGCTTCCTCGGTGCGGCTGGCCTCATAGGTCGAGCTGCGACCACTGCTGGTCATGGTTTTGCGGATAGACATAAACGACTGCGTGATATCGGTCGCGCTGACGTCGTACTCGAGGCAACCGCGGCGAATGGTGTCTTTTGCTTTGAGCACCATCGCGGTTTTCATTTCCGGCGTGTAGCGGATTTCACGTGCAGCCGGGTAGAAAGACCGTACGAGCTGGAAAACGCCCTGACCGAGCCCGGTAGCATCGATGCCGATATATTCCACGGTGTATTTCTGCGTGAGCTCGCGAATGGATTCGGCCTGTTGGGCGAAGTCCATCCCTTTCCACTGGTGGCGCTCGAGGATGCGGAATTTGCCACCGGCAACGACCGGCGGCGCAATAACGACGCACCCGGCGCTGTCGCCACGTAATGACGGGTCGTAGCCAATCCACACCGGGCGGTGACCGAATGGCCGGTCGGCAAATGGCGCGTAGTCCTCCCATTTCTCGAGGCTGTCGACCATGCAGCGTTGCAGCTCTTCGAACGGGAATACCGACGCTTTATCGTCGACGAACTCGCACATAAACAGGTTGCGGAACTCATCGACACTGTTCTCGCGCTTCAGCGTATCGATGTTAAACAGGGTGCACCCTTTGGCGAGTGCGTCCTCGATGGTGACAATCTGTCGCCACTGGCCGTCAGGACAGGCGACGCCCTTCGCGAGTGCGGCGTGACTGATATCGATATCGACGCGCTCGCTCTTGTCTGAGCGCCCCTTGTTGAACTGCTCACCCGACCAGAACGGATAAGCGCCGTGCGCCAGCGATGATGGGGTCGAGAAATAGGTCGTGCGTAAATGCTCCTGTGACGACATGCCCCCGGCGACGCGCTTCAGTTTCTGGAAGTTGGGGATCCAGAAAATTTCGTCGACATACAGGTCACCGTTGTGACTCTGTGCCGTGTTGGCATTGGTACCGAGAAACATCAACTCCGCGCCATTGTTGCCGAGCACAATCGGGTCGCCGGTAAGCTCGACGCCAGCCTGTCGGGCAAAGGCGATAATGTATTTACGGAATACATAGGCTTGCGTCTTACTGGCCGACAAAAATATCTGGTTGTGGCCGGTCTTCAGCGCCTGTAACAGTGCCTCACGTGCAAAATAGAACGTCGCGCCAATCTGTCGCGATTTCAGAATGTTCCTTATGCGGTGCGCCAGCCCCGCGCGCCACCACTCGAGCTGATAGTCGAAAGACTGCTCGAGGAAAATCTCTTCGAGTTTCCCGATAGCCTCTTCGCTGAAAAAGTTCTTTTTCGGCTTCTTCTTTTCCCCTTTGTTGCGGTTGGCCACGTTCGGGTTTAAATCCGCTTCGTTGCCGGTCTGGCCGTAGCGGTTAACCCGCGCGAGGCGTTCCATCTGGCGCGCAAGAAAATCCGCGACCTTAAAGTCGTGAGCCGTCAGGTCAGGCTTTGCATAGAGCTGAATCAGCCGCGCCTCGAGCGTGAACTCGACCCGGTTTAACGGGGCGGTTTCTTCCCATTTATCACGCTGTTTCCAGCTCTGCACCGTGGGGCGCTTGACCTGTAACTGCTCCGCGATTTGTGGCACGGAATAGCCCTGCCAGAACAAAAGCGCGGCCTGTCGTCGCGGGTCGCTGAGTAGTGATGTGTCGTTGGTAGTGGTCATAAAACCTCACTGTGATGAGTACACGGCAAGGCTAAAGATTCAGGGGGGATGAATCGCTAACCCCCTGTTGTGTCAGGGGTTGCACTTCTGTAACCGGTGGCTGACGAGGGAGGGAGTCGGGAAACTACATCCGACCCGATAACCCAACTCAGGACACCTGACTCATGGCTAAAAAAATTTCGAAATGGTTTCGCATCGGCGTCGAGGGGGACACCTGCGACGGTCGCGTCATCAGTGCGACCGATATTCAGGAAATGGCCGACGGCTTTGACCCGCGCGTCTACGGCTGTCGCATTAACCTCGAGCATATCCGCAGCGTTATTCCCGACAGCCCGTTTTGCCGCTATGGCGACGTCACGGAAGTGAAAGCAGAAGTGATCGACGACGATTCGGCACTTAACGGCAAGCTGGCGCTGTTCGGCAAAATTGCCCCGCTCGACAACCTGCTCGCGATGCTGGCGAAAGGCCAGAAGGTTTACACCTCGATGGAAATTCGTCCGAACTTTGCCAACACCGGCAAATGTCACCTCATCGGGCTGGCGGTAACTGATGACCCGGCGAGTCTCGGTACCGAATACCTGCAATTCTGTTCCCGCGCACAACAAAACCCACTGGCCGGGAAGAAAGACCAGCCGGGCGACCTGTTCTCAGTGGCAACCCTTGCCGAGCTGGAATTCGAAGACCTGCCCGACACCCTGCTGACCAAACTCAGCGACACCGTGAAAGGCATCTTCAGCCGTAAACAGACTGACGACGATGCGCATTTCGGTGATGTACATGAAGCCGTGACCGCCATCGCCGAGCGGGTGCAGACCGGCGGCGAAAGCGCCGATGTGCGTTTCAGTGCAATTGAAGCCGAACTAGCCGACGTCAAAAAAGCGCTGGCCGAACAGGCCGACGCCACCTCGCAGCAATTCAGCACCCTGACCACCACGCTGGAAAATACCGAAAGCAGATCACAGGCGCGCCGCAAGTTAAGTACCGGCGGTGATGGTGATTCGGCGGTCTCCACGCTGACCGACTGCTAACCCCTGCTAACCCCGAAGGAAAAGAAACGCCATGCGTAAAGACACCCGTTTTAAATTCAATCAGTACCTGAGCCGTATCGCTGAGCTGAACGGCATCGAGGTCAGTGACCTTAACAAAAAATTCACCGTCGAGCCGTCGGTGACGCAGACCCTGTTTGACAAAATCCAGCAATCATCCAGCTTCCTGAAGCTCATCAATATGGTGACGGTTGGCGAGCTGACCGAGGAAAAAGTCGGTATCGATGTGACCGGCTCCATTGCCAGCACCGCTGATACCGACGGTGGCGTCGAGCGTAAGACCGCTGATTTCGCGAAAATGGATGCGTACCGCTATTTCTGTCATCCGGTGAACTTCGACTATCACCTGAAGTACAACAAGCTCGACCTGTGGGCGCGTTTTCAGGATTTCCAGATCCGGATCCGTAACGCCATCATCAAGCGTCAGGCGCTGGATTACATCACCATCGGCTTTAACGGCGTGAGCCGGGCGGCGACGTCTGACCGTAGCAAAAACCCGTTACTTCAGGATGTGGCTGTCGGCTGGTTGCAGAAATACCGCAACGACGCGCCTGAGCGTGTGATGTCCAGCATCACCGACGCTGACGGTACCGTGATTTCGAACACCATCAAAGTGGGTAAAGGTGGGCATTACGCCAACCTCGACGCACTGGTTATGGATGCGTTTGAGTCACTGGTCGCGGAAATTCACCGCGAAAACCCGGAAATGGTGGTCATCTGTGGTCGCCGTATCCTGACCGACAAATACTTCCCGATGATTAACAAATTCCAGGCGAACAGCGAACAGCTCGCCGGTGAGTTGATTATCAGCCAGAAAACCATCGGTCAGCTTCAGGCGGTGCGCGCGCCGTTCTTCCCGGCAAACAGCGTTTTCATTACAACGCTGGATAACATTTCGATTTATCTGTACGAGGACGGCCACCGCCGCCACATCGTCGAAAATCCGAAACTCGACCAGGTGGAAAACTACGAACAGGTCAAAGTCGATTTCGTTATCGAGGACTACGAGGCCGGTTGCCTGATTGAAAATATCGAGATCCTCGAGCCGGAAGAACCCGCCACCTCTGAACCAGTGAGCGCGGAAGTTTTCGCGGCGGCAATGGTCAAAGCGATGCAGTCTCTGACAGGCAGCGCACCGGCTGAAACCAGCACCACTGACGGCACGGAGGCATAACCGATGGCAACCCCCGCACAGCGTCACGCGATGCGGGTCTCGGCTGTCAGGGCATCGCAGCGGGATAACGCCCCGCTGCGTCATGCCTCACCTTACGAGCAAATGCTCGTCAAGCTGGCCGCAGACCGCCGGACGCTATCAGCAATTCGTTCTAAAGAACGCAAAGCGGATAAAAAACGCGAATTACTCCCGCTGTACCTGCCGTGGGTCGCTGGCGTACTGGAAAGCGGCACCGGCGCACAGGATGACATTCTGATGACGGTGATGCTCTGGCGTCTTGATGCGGGGGATATCACCGGTGCGATTGAGATTGCGCGCTATGCGCTGCGTTTCGGCCTGTCGATGCCGGAAAATCATTCCCGCACCACACCTTACATGCTGGCCGAAGAGGTCGCACTCGCGGCAACCCGCGCCCGAATTGCCGGGAAGCCGGTCGACGCTGCGCAACTCCTTTGCGTCATCGGGCTGACTGCTGAGGCCGATATGCCTGACGAAGTACGCGCCCGGCTGCATAAGGTCACCGGTCTGACCCTGCGTGATGCCGGTCAGCCTGAGAATGCGCTTTCTCACCTGCAACGCGCCTTACAGCTCGACACCAACGCCGGGGTAAGAAAAGACATTGAGACCCTCACTCGTGAGCTGAACCCGAAACCGGTCGCCGTCAAAAAAACAGCGCCGAAAGCCGAGAAAAAGGCACCTGCGAAAAAACAAGATTCACCGGTGAAACGAGGGCGCGGACGCCCGAAGAAAGTCGCCGGTTAACAGAACGCGCCCCGCGCCGGGCGGCACGCTGGTCAATGTCGGTGATTCACCGTAACTGCGACCGGCGTCCACCGCCCACCTATTTACTGAGGTACTCATGACCATGATTGTGATGAATAACCCGGCGCAACAGCGCGACCCGATGGTCATCCCGCCGGTGCCGGTCGACGAGCCGGTGATTAAAAACACGGCCTTTTTCCCGGATGTTGATCCGAAGCGCATGCGCGAAGAAATGCGCCTCGAGCAGACCGTGACGCCGGTGCGTCTGCGCCGGGCGATTAAAACCGCGATGGCCGAGACCAACGCCGAGTTAACCGACTGGCGCGACCTTCAGCTCGCCGCCGGTTATCAGCGCCTCGAGGATGTGCCGACGGATGAGCTCGACGGCGAAAGTGTGCGGGTTTTTCACTACTTCAACGCTGTTTGCTCGATGACGACCGCGACGCTGTACGAGCGTTACCGGGGCGTTGATGCCAGCGCCAAAGGTGACAAAAAGGCCGACAGCATCGATGACACCATCGATGAAATGTGGCGTGACATGCGCTGGTCGGTTGCCCGTATCCAGGACAAAGCGCGCTGCATCGTGGGGCAAATCTGATGAACGTCATCGCGCATCAGGGCGACACGCTCGACACGTTATGTCAGCGCCATTACGGGCGCACTGAAGGTGTGGTCGAGGCGGTATTGCTGGCTAATCCGGGGCTCGCTGAGCTGGGTGTCGTCCTGCCACATGGCACGGCGGTCAGTCTGCCTGAAGTCGACGCCGCACCGGTATCGGAGACCGTGAATTTATGGGACTGACTGTGGATAAAATCACAACCTTTCTGACCTACTGGCTGTCAGTGGTGCTGGCGTATTTCGGTACGCAGACACCGGAACGGGTCGCGCTTTATGTCGGGGGAAGCTGCGCCATTTTTACCGCGCTGGTTAACTTCTGGTACCAGCGAAAGAAATACCGCTATCTCGTCTCGATGGGGATTGATAAGGGGGTTATTCGTGGGCTCATTCGTTAAACGTTGCAGTGTGGCCGTCGTGCTGGCGCTGGCGGCACTGGTGCCTGATTTTCGTTTGCTTCACACCTCGCCGGAGGGGCTCGCGCTGATTGCCGACCTCGAGGGTTGCCGGTTGCGCCCTTATCAGTGCAGCGCGGGCGTGTGGACGTCAGGCATCGGCCACACTGCCGGGGTGGTACCGAAACGGGATATCACCGAGAAGGAAGCCGCCGCGAATCTGGTCGCTGATGTGCTGAACGTCGAGAAACGACTCGCGGTCTGTGTGCCTGTTGAAATGCCACCCGCCGTCTATGACGCGCTGGTCAGCTTCGCTTTTAACGTCGGTACCGGCGCGGCCTGTCGCTCAACGCTGGTGTATCACCTGAAACACCGGCAATGGTGGCAAGCCTGTGACCAGCTCACCCGCTGGGTGTTTGTGAATGGTGAGCGTAATACCGGGCTCGAAAATCGCCGCTTTCGCGAGCGCACCTACTGCCTGAAGGGGGCGAAATGAAAACGATGATGGTGCTGTTAGTGCTGGCGGTGGCCGGGCTGCTCTGGATGCGCCACGAAAACACCAGTCTGACCCGCTCCTTTGAACGGGCGAACAAGGTCGCCGGTGAACAAAAAACGGTGATTACCATGCTGAAAAGCCAGCTTAAAACGGCCTCCCGTATCCGTGGGGAAAATGAGACCGCTCAGGTCTTACTGCGCGGTGAGCTCATCGATGCCGGAGCGCGGGCGCAACGCCGGGAACAGACCATTACGAGGTTACTCAATGAAAATGAACAGCTTCGCCGCTGGTATAGCGCTGATTTACCTGATGCTGTGCGCCGGTTGCACCAGCGCGCCGCCTGTGCCGACGCCGGTGATTGTCTACAACGCATGCCCGAGGGTCAGTCTTTGTCCGATGCCGGGAAGTGACCCGACCACCAATGGCGACCTGAGCGCGGATATACGCCAGCTCGAAAGCGCCCTCGAGCGCTGTGCGCTACAGGTCAGAACCGTGAAAAACTGTCAGGATAAAATCGATGTACAAGCCGAAGAGTCTGCGAAAAGCCTTAACTGATGCCGTGCCGGTGCTGGCACGAAACCCCGATATGATGCGTGTCTTTATCGACAACGGGAATCTTGCCTCGACGCTGGCGACGTCGCTGTCGTTTGAGAACCGGTACACGCTTAATGTGGTGGTGACCGATTTCACGGATGATATCGAGCTGTTACTCGTTCCGATTCAGGCGTGGCTGCGCATCCATCAGGCTGACATTATGACGACCGATGAAGGGCGTAAAAAGGGATTCACCTATTTTGCCGATATCAACGACAACGACAGCGTTGATGTCAGTATCAGCCTGATGCTGACCGAGCGCACCCTCGTTAAAGAGCAGGGGGATAAGCTTCACGTCGAACAGGCTGAAGAGCCGCAGCCGCCGGAACCCGTTACCCGGCCGGTTGAGCTGTATGTTAACGGTGAGCTCGTGAGTCGCTGGCATGAATGACTTTAAACCCTTTGACGATAAGCTCGCGGGGCTGATAGCGGCGCTGTCACCTTCTGCCCGTCGCAGAATGGCCGCAGATATCGCGAAGACTCTGCGAGCCTGTCAACAGCGCCGGATTAAAACGCAGAAAGCACCGGACGGCACACCTTACGCCGCCCGAAAGCGCCAGCCGGTAAAAGCCAAAAAAGGCCGGGTTAAGCGGGAAATGTTCGCCAAACTCCGTACCAGTCGCTTTATGAAAGCCTCAGCGGGAAATGACGCGGCGGTCGTGGAATTTACCGGCAAGGTACAACGAATGGCGAATGTGCATCAGTACGGTCTCAAAGATAAGCCAGGGCGAAACAGTGCGCCGGTGCAGTACGATGCCCGAACGCTTATCGGATTTGATCATGAATCAAAAAATATGATTCATGACATAATTATGGTTTCTTTAGCTGAGGCGGCTAGATCTATTGATTGATTTTATGTATTTTATTTTCTATACAAGTGAGGGTGTTATGGAAAATAAAAAATATCAAGTATTTGTGAGCTCTACATATGTCGATTTAATTGATGCTCGCAAAAAAATCATAGAAACGGTCCTTAGTTTATACCACTTTCCAGTTGGCATGGAGATGTTTAGTGCTGATGACTCTGAACAGTGGGATATAATAAAGGAGACTATTGATGCTAGTGATTATTATGTGATTATCATTGGGCATAAATACGGGTCCGTTTCTAAAGACGGTATTAGCTATACTGAAATGGAATATAACTATGCTAAATCATTAAATATACCGGTGTTGGCATTTATTAGAGGGAGGGACGTTTTAACAAAACCACATGAGCGAGAAAGTGACCCTCAAAAAGAAAAGCAACTAAATGCTTTTATTGAAAAAGCTAAAGCTAACAAAATGTGTGATTTTTGGGAGACAATTGATGAGTTAGCGACGAAGGTTGCTATTGCCTTACCAAAAGTAATGCGACGGAATCCACGAACAGGGTGGGTGCGCGGTGACCAGGTCGCATCTAAAGAGATTACCGCCGAGTTGGCTGAGCTATCTAATGAGAATAGAAAACTAAGGGAAAAAGTCCGCGAATATGAAAGCCAATTACATAGCGATGCACCTCAATTAGAACTGAGCATGATTGATAATGACTTAACTTTGACGGTGGATGCAGAGTCGACTTATCAAGAGTACCTTCCACAATTATGCAAGGAAGCGGTACCTCTTGAGTTGAAGGACACTATCACCATTGATGAGATTGAATCATATAACTCTTCACTGCCTACTGATAAAGAGGTGGATTTATATAATAAAAAAATGAGATTGCACTGTAATTACAAAAACAATGCAATTACAGTAAAGCCCGTTTTAAGAAATAACGGGAGAACTTTTGCGTCAAATGTTTATGTTGAGATTGATTTTCCTGAGTTTCTAATAGTGCTTAAAGGTTCTAATGAAGACTTCTTTATAAAAGAGCCGAAATTAAAAATCCCTGAGTCCCCAATAAGTAAGCATAAAAAAAGACTCAGTGCTTTAATGTCACTCGAAAATTTTAGGATGGGTATTTTTGATGAGACATCGATAGCAATAGCTAACCCTCGTTTCGAAGTGCCAGCAATAATTAATCGAATAGCTGATTTAGGAACAGTTAACCAAGATGAGTGGGTTATGAAAGAGGACCATAAAATCACGTTGCGTGCGAAAAAAGTGTTACAGAGCTTAACTGTTGAGTATGAAGAAATAGTCATCATTCCCTTAACGATTGGCTCTGGAGTTATTAATTTTAAAATTATATGTGAGCAATTGAAGGAGCCTGTTGTTTTTTCTCGTCAGGTTACAGTTACCGCCAGCTAGTTTTTGTATGTTGTGCCATATCTGGTAAAACCCGCATCAATTGCCGTCCAGAGCACCGGGCGGCATCCTTCCTTGTATGAATACTCGCGCAACTCTTCAGGACGCTTTACGCCTCCTTCGCAACCTGATACGCACCGGCGTCGTCGTCGAAGTTGACATCGATGACGGGCGCTGTCGCGTCCAGACTGGCGGCATTGTTACCGACTGGCTTCAGTGGCTGACCACGCGCGCAGGTCGCTCACGTGTCTGGTGGGCTCCGTCTGTGGGTGAGCAGGTTTTACTGCTGGCCGTCGGTGGTGAGCTCGACACTGCTTTTGTGCTGCCCGGTATTTTCTCCGATGACCACCCCGCGCCGTCGGCGTCGGCTGATGCTTTTCACATCACCTTTCCTGACGGGGCTGTTATCGAGTACGAGCCGGAGACCGGCGCGCTGACTGTGAGCGGCATTAAAACCGCAGACGTTACGGCGTCGGATTCCATCACCGCGACGGTACCGCTGGTGACGGTGAAAGCCGAGACCCGCATCACCCTCGACACCCCGGAAGTGGTCTGCACCAACAAACTGACGACGGCGACGCTTGAGGTACAACAAGGCGGCACCATGCGCGGAAACATCGAACACTCCGACGGTACGTTTAAATCAAATGGCGTGCAGGTCGATGACCACGGTCACGGCGGTGTGCAAAGAGGTGGAGCCTGGACGGAGGACACGAAATGACGACCCGATATATCGGTATGAACAGAGAGACCGGGCGCACCATCACTGACGCCGATCATATCCGTCAGAGTTGTGGCGATATTTTGCGAACGCCGGTCGGCTCTCGCGTGATGCGCCGCGATTATGGCTCGCTGTTGTTCTCCCTGATTGATATGCCGCAGACCGACGCGCTGAGGCTGCAAATTATGTGCGCCTGTTATATGGCGCTGCTGAAGTGGGAGCCGCGCATCAGCATCAGCTCGCTGACGGTAGAACGTCAGTTTAACGGTCAGATGATTGTTGAACTGACCGGCGAGACCCGGGACACCGGCAAAACCCTGTCACTGACTATCCCTGTGAGTTGAATTTATGGCAACCATCGACCTGAGCCAGCTCCCCGCACCTGATGTGGTGGAAACGCTGGATTTTGAAACCATCCTTGCTGAGCGTAAGGCGACATTCGTGTCTCTTTATCCTGAAGACCAACAGGACGCCATTGCCCGGACGCTCGCCCTTGAGTCTGAGCCGGTGGTGAAGTACCTGGAAGAAAACGCCTATCGGGAGGTTATCTGGCGTCAGCGTGTAAATAATGCGGCAAAGGCGGTTACGCTGGCTTACGCAGAGGGCAACGACCTTGACGTCATCGGCGCAAACTTCAACGTCGAACGGCTGGTTATCACACCTGCTGATAAATCGGCAATTCCCCCGGTGGCGGCGGTGATGGAATCAGACTCTGATTTTCGTCTTCGCATCCAGCAGGCTTTTGAAGGGATGAGTGTGGCGGGCTCAACGGGTGCCTATGAATTTCATGGTCGCAGCGCTGACGGGCGAGTCGCGGATATTTCAGTTATCAGCCCGTCGCCAGCCTGTGTGACGATTTCGGTGCTCTCCCGACATGATAATGGTGCCGCATCCGATGAACTCCTGACAGTCGTGCGTAATGCACTTAATGATGAGAATGTCAGACCGGTTGCTGACCGTGTGACAGTTCAGTCAGCTGATATTGTTGATTACCAGATTCGGGCAACGATTTTTATCTATCCGGGGCCGGAAAGTGAGCCCATCCGGGCGGCGGCTGAAGCGAAACTAAAAGCCTATATCAGCGCACAGCACCGGCTCGGGCGGGACATTCGGCTCTCGGCCATTTATGCCGCGCTGCATGTTGAAGGGATCCAGCGTGTCGAACTTTCCGCGCCGGTCGCTGACATTGTGCTTAATAAAACTCAGGCGTCATTTTGCAGTGATTATCACATTGCGATAGGGGGCTCTGATGAGTAATGCGCGGCTGTTGCCGGTTGGCTCGTCGCCGCTTGAGGTGGCGGCGGCACGTGCATGCGCGGATATCGAAAACACTCCCGTCCCGCTGCGTCGTCTGTGGAGCCCTGATTCTTGTCCTGCAAACCTTTTGCCGTGGCTGGCGTGGGCGTTTTCCGTTGACCGCTGGGATGAGAACTGGCCGGAAAAGACAAAGCGGGATGTTATTCGCAGCGCGTATTTCATTCACTGCCGCAAAGGGACGATAGGCGCGGTCCGGCGCGTTATTGAACCGCTCGGCTACATCATCAACGTGACGGAATGGTGGGAGACCGGTGACCCGGCGGGCACATTTCGTCTTGATATTGGCGTACTGGAAAGCGGCATCACTGAGGAAATGTATTTAGAAATGGATCGGTTAATTGAGGATGCAAAACCCGCCAGTCGTCATCTGATTGGCCTGAATATTATCCAGGACATTCCCGGTTTTATGTATACCGGCGGTGTGAGCTGTGACGGCGATATTATTACGATTTACCCCGGATAAGTGAGGAATAATGAGCACGAAATTTAAAACTATTATCACCACTGCCGGAGCTGAAAAACTGGCAGCGGCCACCGTGCCGGGTGGTAAAAAAGTCAATATTACGGTGATGGCCGTCGGTGATGGCGGCGGTACGCTGCCGGAGCCGAACGCCGGTCAGACAAAGCTCATTAATGAGGTATGGCGTCATGCGCTGAATAAAATTAGCCAGGACAGCAGAAACAGCAATTACATTGTGGCCGAGCTGGTTATCCCGCCTGAAGTGGGCGGTTTCTGGATGCGTGAGCTCGGTCTTTATGACGATGAGGGCGCTCTGATAGCTGTCGCCAATATGGCCGAAAGCTACAAGCCAAAACTGGCTGAGGGCTCAGGGCGTGCGCAGACCTGTCGCATGGTGATTATTGTCAGCAGTATCGCCTCGGTGGAGCTGTCCATTGATGCGACTACGGTGATGGCCACGCAGGAGTATGTCGACGACAAACTGGCAGAGCATGAGCGGTCCCGCAATCATCCTGACGCCACGCTGAAAGAAAAAGGCTTTGTGCAGCTCAGCAGCGCGACAGACAGCACGTCTGAGACGCTCGCCGCGACGCCGAAAGCGGTCAAGGCGGCGTATGACCTTGCCAGTGGCAAATATACGGCTCAGGACGCGACCACGGCGCAGAAAGGTATCGTTAAACTCAGCAGCGCGACAGACAGCACGTCTGAGGCGCTCGCCGCAACACCGAAAGCGGTTAAGGCGGCGTATGACCTTGCCAGTGGCAAATATACGGCTCAGGACGCGACCACGGCGCAGAAAGGTATTGTTAAACTCAGCAGCGACACCAACAGCGAGTCTGAGTTACTTGCCGCCACCCCAAAGGCAGTAAAAGCCGCGAATGATAATGCGAATGGACGTGTGCCGTCCGGGCGAAAAGTAAACGCAAAGGCGCTTACCGGTGATATCAACATCACCTCGCAGGATATTTTTAACGGGCAGGCTATCGGAATTGACGCTGGTCAGAATCTGAATGATTTCAAAACAGCAGGTCTGTACTTTCAGGGAATGAATGTTAATACAAGCTCTGCACTAAAACGCTCGCCGCGACGCCGAAAGCGGTCAAGGCGGCGTATGACCTTGCCAGTGGTAAATATACGGCTCAGGACGCGACCACGGCGCAGAAAGGTATTGTTAAACTCAGCAGCGACACCAACAGCGAGTCTGAGTTACTTGCCGCCACCCCAAAGGCAGTAAAAGCCGCGAATGATAATGCGAATGGACGTGTGCCGTCCGGGCGAAAAGTAAACGCAAAGGCGCTTACCGGTGATATCAACATCACCTCGCAGGATATTTTTAACGGGCAGGCTATCGGAATTGACGCTGGTCAGAATCTGAATGATTTCAAAACAGCAGGTCTGTACTTTCAGGGAATGAATGTTAATACAAGCTCTGCACTAAACTACCCGGAGAATAATGCAGGGGCGCTCATTGTGCTGAGAAGCGCCGGTATTACGCAGATTTATTATGTATATAACAGCTCACGAATCTGGTCACGCAGTCAATACAGCAACGGAGGATGGACGCCGTGGGCGCGTGAATACAATACCCAAAATAAGCCCGGTGCATCTGAGATAGGTGCGCTCCCAATCACTGGCGGCACGTTAAACGGCTCGCTGGGAATTGGAGTGGCGAACGCCCTCGGCGGTAACTCAATCGTTCTTGGTGATAACGATACCGGCTTCAAACAGGAAGGCGATGGAATCCTGAATGTCTACGCAAACTCAGCGCTAGTTATGCGGTTTATTTCCAGCCTCATTGAATGCCTGAAACCGCTAAAAATTAATGGAAATTGCATTGCCACGGGTGAAATTCAGGCGGCTAACGGCGCTGTTCGTTTGGCAGCGGACGGTAACGTATACGGCACTATGTGGGGTGGTTGGTTGCGGGATTATCTTGCCGCCACCTTTCAACCCAAAGGTAATTTCACACCAGCGGGTCAGGCTTACACAAAAGCAGAGTCTGATGCCCGCTATGTGCAGAATATACGTGTCAGCGCCCCGCAGGAGCGTAAGTTTTGGGACGGGGCCGGATGGTCCAGCAATGACAGCGCGTTTGCAACTTCAATCTGGATGGTTGGCGGTAGCTCCAACGTTGGTGGTCTGTATGTCCGGTATGTTCAGAAAAATATCAACGGCACCTGGATTAATGTGACCGCTTAAAATTGTGGAGGATGAAATGCAGCATCTTAAAAACCTGAAAATTTACACGCCGGATGATGAATACAGCCTGTTTCTGATGAAAGAGCATAGCGCCGAATTTTTTATTTCTGAGGACGGTCGTGACTGGTATGAATCTCAGGCCAGCTTTTCACCCGATACGCTGAAAGTGGCCTATGACGAAGCCGGTATTATTCGCAGTATCAGCCAGGATGTTTCAAGCATTTACCCACGTGACCTGAGCGTTGTTGAATTTCCGGCAACTAAAGCTAACCTGCGCGTCACGTTGGGGGACTACTGGTTTTATAAAGACGGTAAATTGCAGCAAATTCGCGACTATCTGGCGGACGCTGAAACGGAACGTAACAGTCGTATGGCTGATGTGACAGCGCGTATTGACTGGCTGGAGGATGCACAAAAGGATAGTGATATTTCAGCCGATGAAGAAAAAGAACTTACGGAATTACGTGCTTATCGTACTGCGTTACGTCGTCTGGATCTGAGTGCTGCCCCAAAAATTAACTGGCCTGATGCTCCGGCATGATAAAAGCGGGTGAAAACCCGCTGTCTTTTCTCTGGTCGGTTGTGCCAGACATTATCCAACCCTGACAAATAGCCCCCTGTAAACGTACACCCGACAATATCACTCACCCCAACTAACGGAGTTAAACGGATGAGTGATTATCATCACGGTGTCGAGGTCGTCGAAATTAACGACGGCACCCGCACAATCTCGACGGTATCCACAGCGGTTGTTGGCATGGTCTGCACGGCCAGCGATGCTGACGCCGGGGCATTTCCGCTCAATGAGCCGGTGCTGATTACCAACCCACAAAGCGCCATCGCAAAAGCCGGTACTAAAGGTACCCTTAAAAAATCCTTACAGCTCATCGCTAACCAGTCAAAACCGGTTGTTGTTGTCGTGCGTGTCGCAGAGGGTACCGGCGACGACGAAGAGGCACAGGCACAAACCATTTCTAACATCATCGGCACCACGGATGAGAACGGCAAATACACCGGGCTGAAAGCGCTGTTAACGGCGAAAGCGGTCACCGGCGTGAAGCCCCGTATTCTCGGTGTGCCGGGTCTCGATACTCAGGAGGTGGCGACCGCGCTTGTCTCCGTGGCTCAGAAACTGCGCGCTTTCGCCTATGTCAGCGCGTGGGGCTGTAAAACCATTTCTGACGTCATTGCCTATCGTGAGAATTTCAGCGCGCGCGAACTCATGATTATCTGGCCTGAGTTCCTCGGATGGGATACCACGGCCAGCGCCACAACGACCAGCTACGCGACCGCCATCGCGCTGGGTCTGCGCGCCAAAATTGACAATGACACCGGCTGGCACAAAACCCTGTCAAACGTCGGAGTCAATGAGGTCACCGGTATCAGCGCGTCCGTCTTCTGGGATTTGCAGGAAAAAGGCACCGATGCCGACCTGCTGAATGAGGCCGGTGTTACCACGCTGATTCGTTCTGATGGCTTCCGCTTCTGGGGTAACCGTAATTGCTCTGATGACCCGCTGTTTCAGTTTGAGAACTACACCCGCACGGCACAGGTCATCGCCGACACAATGGCCGAGGGGCATATGTGGGCGAACGATAAGCCCATTACCGCAACACTGATTCGCGACATTATCGACGGCATCAACGCGAAATTCCGCGAGCTGAAAAGCGGCGGTTACATCATCGATGCGACGTGCTGGTTTGACGAAGAGGCCAACAGCAAAGAATCCCTGAAAGCCGGGAAACTGTTTATCGATTATGACTATACGCCCGTGCCACCACTCGAGCACCTGACCTTACGCCAGCGCATCACCGATAAATATCTGGCGAATCTTATCTCGTCCGTCAACAGCAAATAAGGAGCCTGACAAATGGCATTACCGCGCAAGCTCAAACTCATGAACCTGTTTATCGACGGGGTGAGTTATCTCGGCGTCGTGCAGTCCGTCACGTTGCCAAAATTAACCCGCAAGCTCGAGAAGTATCGCGGCGGCGGGATGAATGGCTCAGCCTCGGTTGACCTTGGCCTCGATGACGATGCACTGTCGGCTGAAATCTCGCTCGGCGGTTTTCCTGATGATGCTGTCTGGTCGTTATATGCCGCCACCGGTACGGCCTCCGTGCCGCTACGTTTTGCAGGGTCTTACCAGCGTGATGACACCGGCGAGACCGTGCCGGTTGAGGTTGTTCTTCGTGGCCGTCAGAAAGAAATCGACCTCGGCGAAGCCAAGCAGGGCGAGGACACTGAGTCGAAAATCTCGCTCGAGTGCTCGTACTACAAGCTGACCCTCAACGGTAAAGATATGGTCGAAATTGACACCGTGAACCTCGTCGAAATGGTGAACGGTACCGACATGCTCGAGGCACACCGACAGAATATCGGCCTGTAATTATTGTTCCGGTCAGCATGGCTGGCCGGGCATCCTGAAACCTGAATTTAACGAGAAATATCATGGAAAAAACTAACGAAAATATCGTCACTCTGATTAAACCCATCAAGCGCGGTGAACAGGTTATTACCGACATCACCCTGTTAAAGCCGTGTGCCGGAACCCTTCGCGGCGTTAGCCTGGCATCAGTCGCAAATTCTGACGTCGATGCGCTGATTAAAGTGCTGCCACGCATGACCATGCCGTCGCTGACCGAGCAGGAAGCCGCCGCGCTGGAGCTGCCCGACCTGCTGTCGTTTGCCGGTAAGGTGGTCGGTTTTTTGTCACCGAGTTCGGGGGCGTAACCTTCCCGAAAAAACTCTCGGTCGATGACCTGATGGCTGACATAGCGGTCATTTTCCACTGGTCGCCATCAGACCTTTATCCCATGAGCCTGACCGAGCTCGTCAACTGGCGCGAAAAAGCGCTACAGCGAAGCGGAAACACGAATGAGTAATAACCTCAAACTCGAAGTGCTGCTGAAAGCTGTCGACCAGGCGACCCGACCCTTTAAAGCGATCCAGACGGCGAGTAAATCGCTGTCTGGTGATATCCGCATGACTCAGCAATCCCTGCGTGATTTGAATGGTCAGGCATCGAAAATCGACGGTTTTCGTAAAACCAGCGGGCAACTGGCGGTAACCGGTCAGTCGCTGGAAAAAGCAAAACAGGAAGCTGAAGCGCTGGCGGTACAGTTTAAAAACACGGAGCGGCCAACAGCGGCACAGGCCAGAGTGCTGGAGTCAGCGAAACGCGCGGCTGATGGGTTACAGACGAAATATAACAGCCTCACGCAGTCAGTTAAGCGGCAACAGGCCGAGCTCGGTAAAGCGGGGATAAATACCCGCAACCTGACGAATGATGAAAACCGCCTGAAAAATAATATCAGCGAAACAACCGCACAGCTTAACCGCCAGCGTGAAGCACTGGCGCGCGTCAGCGCGCAACAGGCGAAACTGAGTGCAGTACAAAAACGCTATCAGGCAGGGAAGGCTCTGGCAGGGAATGCCGCCTCGATGGGCGCTGCCGGAGTAGGTATGGCAACAACAGGTACTCTCGCCGGTGTTGCACTAATGAAGCCCGGTTATGATTTTGCTCAGAAAAACTCTGAGCTTCAGGCTGTTCTCGGCGTCGAAAAAGATTCAGCTGATATGGTGGCGCTCCGCAAACAGGCGCGTCAACTCGGTGATAACACAGCCGCGTCGGCTGATGATGCTGCCGGTGCTCAGATTATTATTGCAAAAGCCGGTGGTGATACCGCTGCTATTCAGGCGGCTACGCCAGTGACGCTTGATATGGCGCTCGCAAACCGTCGAACGATGGAAGAGAACGCCGGGTTATTGATGGGGATGCGCTCTGCATTCCAGCTCTCAAACGATAAGGTCGCCCATATCGGTGATGTTCTGTCGATGACGATGAACAAAACCGCCGCCGACTTTGACGGCCTGAGTGATGCGCTGACCTATGCCGCGCCGGTGGCGAAAAATGCCGGGGTCAGTATCGAAGAAACAGCCGCAATGGTCGGCGCACTGCATGACGCCAAAATTACAGGCTCGATGGCGGGTACGGGGAGCCGCGCTGTGTTAAGTCGCCTACAGGCTCCTACGGGAAAAGCGTATGACGCTATTAAAGAGCTCGGCGTAAAAACGGCTGATGGTAAGGGGAACACGCGCCCAATATTTACCATCCTGAAAGAAATGCAGCGGAGCTTTGAGAAAAATAATCTCGGTACCGGTCAGCGCGCTGAATACATGAAAACCATATTCGGTGAAGAGGCAAGCTCAGCTGCTGCTGTATTAATGACTGCAGCCTCAAGCGGTAAGCTGGACCAGCTTACCGCCACGCTTAAAGCATCTGACGGTAAAACGGCTGAGCTCGTCAAGGTCATGCAGGACAACCTCGGCGGCGACTTTAAAGAGTTCCAGTCAGCTTATGAGGCGGTCGGAACAGACCTGTTTGACCAGCAAGAGTCATCCTTGCGTAAGCTGGTACAAACGGCGACCGGGTATGTTTTAAAACTTGATGGCTGGATACAAAAAAATAAATCACTGGCGACGACGCTTGGGGTTATTTCAGCGGCGGCTATCGGTGTTGTGGGGGTTGTAGGGGCAATCGGTCTTGTTGCGTGGCCGGTTATTATCGGTATTAACGCCATCATCGCTGCTGCTGGCGTACTTGGTGCTGTCTTTACGACAATCAGTGGCGGGGTTGTCGCCGCAATCGGTGCTATTACGTGGCCGGTCGTGGCCGTTGCGGCGGCGGTTGTCGCTGGCGCGCTGCTGATTCGCAAATACTGGGAGCCTGTCAGCGCCTTTTTCGGTGGTGTTATCGAGGGGCTGATGAGCGCCTTTGCGCCGGTCGGGGAAATGTTCGCGCCGCTGGCACCCGTCTTTGACGGCCTCGGGGAGAAACTTCGCGGCGTCTGGCAGTGGTTTAAAGACCTGATAGCGCCGGTAAAAGCGACTCAGGACACGCTGAACAGTTGCCGTAACGTTGGTGTCATGTTCGGTCAGGCGCTGGCTGATGCGCTGCTGATGCCGCTTAACGCCTTTAACAAGCTGCGAAGCGGGATTGACTGGGTGCTCGAAAAGCTCGGGGTTATCAACAAAGAATCCAGCTCGCTTGACCAGACCGCGGCGAAAGCTAGTGCGACGACGCAGAACGGCTATAGCCCGGCTATCAGCTCTTACAACAGCTATCAGCCAGTCACGGCACCCGCCGGTAAAACCTACATCGACCAGAGTCGGTCAACCTATCAAATCAACGTGCCGGGCAACGGTATGCCGGGCGGTCGGTTAGGTAATGATTTGCAGGATGCTTTAGAAAAATATGAGCGTGAGAAACGCGCCAAAGCCCGCGCAAGCATGATGCATGACTAAGGAGACCGATTATGATGCTGGCATTAGGTATGTTTGTTTTTATGCGTCAGACGTTGCCCTATCAGAGCATGCAGCGCAGCGCGGATTATAGCTGGGCGTCAAACTCCCGCATCGGGAAGCGTGACGCTTTTCAGTATCTCGGTGAAGGGGAGGACAAAATCACCCTGAGCGGTGACCTTTATCCTGAGCTGACCGGCGGCAAGTTTTCGATGCTGACGCTTTATGCGATGGCCGAGCAGGGGCGAGCATGGCCGCTTATTTCAGGCTCAGGCTGGATTTACGGGATGTTTATTGTCAGCAATGTCTCGGAGATCGGCACGGTATTTTTTGAGGACGGGTCGCCACGAAAAATCAGCTTCACTCTGTCACTGACCCGTGTCGATGAATCGCTCGCGGCGGTCTATGGCGATATCGGAAAACAGGCCGAGAGTCTGGTCGGTAAAGCGGGCGATCTGCTGTCTAAGGTGGGGGCTTAATCATGCTGGATATTATCACCGGCGCGGGGGGCACACTGACGCCCGATTTTATGCTGACACTGGAAAGCAAAGATATCACCGGCAATATCAGCGACCGGCTGATTAATCTCTCGATGACGGATAACCGGGGCTTTGAAGCTGACCAGCTCGATATTGAACTCGATGATTCTGACGGGCTTGTCGCGCTGCCGATTCGCGGCGCGGTGCTGTCACTGTATCTCGGCTGGAAAGGCTTCGCGCTCGTTGGTAAGGGGCGATTTACCGTCGATGAGGTGGAGCACCGGGGGGCACCGGATACGGTGACCATTCGCGCCCGTAGCGCTGATTTTCGCGGAACGCTCAATTCACGCCGCGAGGAATCATGGCACGACACCACACTCGGCGTTATCGTCAGCGCGATAGCCGTCCGGAATAAATTAACGGCCAGTGTCGCGGATTCTCTTGCCGGGATAAAAATTCCGCATATCGACCAGTCGCAGGAATCCGACGCTGTTTTCCTGACTCGCCTCGCGGAACGCAACGGCGGCGCGGTATCGGTCAAGGCGGGTAAATTGCTGATGCTCAAAGCGGGAAGTGGTACGACGGCCAGCGGAAAAGCTATCCCTCAGATTACTATCCAGCGCAGTGACGGCGACCGACATCAGTTTGCTATTGCTGACCGTGGTGCTTACACGGGCGTAACGGCTAAATGGCTGCACACCAAAGACCCAAAACCGGCGAAGCAAAAGCAAGCGGTGAAGCTGAAGCGCAAGCCAAAAGAGCAACACCTCCGGGCGCTACAGCACCCGAAAGCAAAAGTCGTGAGCAGTAAAACCGCAGCGAAAAAGAAGAAAGAGCAGGAAGCCCGCGAGGGTGAATATATGGCCGGTGAGGCTGACAACGTTTTCGCACTGACGACCATTTACGCGACAAAGGCGCAAGCGATGCGCGCGGCTCAGGCGAAGTGGGATAAATTACAGCGTAGCGTTGCGGAGTTCTCAATCACGCTGGCAACTGGTCGGGAAGATATTTATCCCGAAATGCCGGTCAGGGTCTCGGGCTTTAAGAGTGTCATCGATGACCAGTCGTGGATAATCAGTAAGGTGACCCATAATCTAGGCGGGAATGGCTTCACGACGACTGTAGAGCTCGAGGTCATGCTTTCTGACATAGAATATGAGTCGGAAGAAAATGGTTCTCAAATGGTGAATAACTGAGTATTATTAATTCACTTTTTGTGAATGTGTGGAGGTGGCATGTTCCATTGTCCAAAATGCCAGCATGCAGCGCATGCTCGTACCAGTCGCTATCTTAGCGAGAATACTAAAGAGCGTTATCATCAATGTACGAATATTAATTGCAGTTGCACATTCGTAACGATGGAGTCTGTAGAACGTTTTATCGTTACACCGGGAACAATAATTCCGGCGCCACCTCACCCGTCGGTGAGTGGTCAGCGGCCATTGTGGCTCTGA